GGCTGCCTTTGCCTCTGTTCCTGTCCAAGTCGCCGCAAGAGCCTTCAGCAGTGTCGAAATTCCGGGGTACTTCCGCGATTTCTACCTGCGCTTGAGGTTAACCCCCTCGCTGTTGGACCTGGGCAACGTCGCCAGCGCACAGTCGCGCACAGTGCACTTGTGGAACGCAAACCTGGTGCCGATCACGATTACGTCGTTGGAGGTTCTGGACGGGAGTGGGCTGGCTATCACTGCGCCTGCCGGGATGGAAATTTTGCCGTTCGTCCTGCAACCATTGCAGCAGGTGGACTATGGTCTTTTTGTTTCGCTTAGCGGTCAGCCGAATTTCGACGTGCGGTTGGAGTGGATTACGGCGAGTGGGGTAGCCGCGATGTTGAGGGTTCTCGGCTCGCGTGTTGTGCCTTTCCCCTTCGAGCCAGACTGGGCAGCGGGAATTGATGAAACTCTTTCTGCGCGATCCTCAGTGCTGCGCTCGCCGAACGGGGACGAGCAGTCTATTTCGCTTTGGCAGAAATTACGCCGGTCCTACAGCGTGCCTTATACCCTGAAAGACGACGACGCTCGTCTAGCTAACAATTTAATGTTCGGATGGCAAAGCCGGCTTTTTGCCGTACCTGCTTGGCCAGAAATGACCTACCTGACGGCGCCTGCGGCCGTTGGGGCAGACACACTGTTCTTCAGCACGGTAGGCCGCTCATTAGTGCCGGGAGGCTTGGTGGCGGTCTTCTTGCGCAAACAGGCACGCAATGCCGAGATGCGGCAAATCCTATCGGTTACATCATCGAGCGTGAGGGTGACAACGCCTTTCGCGAATGCCTGGCCAGCAGGCGCACGGGTAGCGCCTGTACTGCTGGGGGCGATGACGGCCCAAGTGCAGGGGTCACAACACCTACCGACGGTTGCCTCTTTTACCCTGGACTTCGCGATGGACCCCGCGACAACAACGGACAACGCAATCGCTGGAACCCCCGCTATTTTGTATCGCGGCTACGAGGTCTATCTCGACCGCACCAACTGGCGCGATGGTCTGACGGTGAATTCGCAGTCAGACGTGCAGGTGGTGGACTTTCATACTGGCGTTGTGCGTCTGCGCCCTGTAGCGGATTACGCAGCGATGGGCCGCAGCCATGATTGGTATCTGAAGTCATTGGAGAAAGTCACAGCTTTTCGGTCTTGGCTCAAGCGCCGTCTCGGAAAGACGGTGGGCGTGTGGATGACCAGTGCCAGACAAGATTTCAGGGTGATAGCAGATGTAGAAGTCAACGCGCCTTCAATCCGCGTGCGGGCGTCTGGGTATTCCGCGATGGTTGACCAGAACGCGTCTCGACAGGATATCTATATTCGATTGACTGATGGAACCTATTATTTCCGGCGGATTATTGGCTCGACGGATAACGGGGATGACACCGAAACCCTGTCGCTGGACACCGTTATTCCCGCCCGATTCGCTCCTGCTGATGTTCGTCAATTTAGCTTCCTGACGTTCTACCGAATGGCGGGCGACGATGCAACGATCCATTGGCTCGCTCCGGGCGTGGCTGAAGCAACGACGGGCCTCACTTCAACAAAGGCACTACAATGAGCGTCGAAGACATTCTCACTGCTCCTGATAAGCGGGCGCCTGTTTACCTGGTGGAATTCCAGCAGGGGCCAAACTTCTATCGGTATACGACGGCCACCAATGATGGGACGGACGTCGTTGTGCTCAATCAGGTCTATACCCACGCGGCTGTTTCCATTGATCGCATCTCTGCGTCAGTCAGCGAGGGTCCGGGGGGAGAGGGCACAATTGTTCTCGCGTCTGATGATCCAGTTGTGCAGATATTCGACGCCTTTCTCCCTGTCGAGCCGCTGA